CTATTTGCTTTTTCGCTTGCGCATGTCGTCCTCGAACTCGGTACCCATGGACTGCGCCTCGTCGAAGAGGGAGCGGATGTCGGTCTTGATGGTCATTTCTTCCTCCCTGCATCCCACAGGTCGGAAGAGCTCGGGGGTGGCCAGCTCTGTGGAGCGGTTGGGGTATGCCGCACGGTTGAGTACGGTATGGGACATGTGGATGAGGGCTTCACGCATGAGCTCGGAGAGGGTTGCATACCCTCCGCGCTTGGCTACCGCTTCAAGGAGCATGAAGTCGGGCTGCGATATTCTGCATGATACTCTGACCGTCTTGTTGTCTCGATTGCTCATTTTTTCTTGATGGCTGATGTTAAAGGTTATGTTATCGCTCATAAGCGATCATGAGTCCGAGCGTCATGAGCATGGTTATGGTACCAGGCGTTTTGTCTTGTCTATCACTACAAGTGCCGTATTAACCATTGTGCCAGCCTCCTTGAACGACTTGTCCGGAAGTTTACGCATATAGCCTCCGTAGTGTGCGACGGCGTCGCGCAGCATTTTGTACGGACCGTCAGTACGCCACATCACAGCCTGAGAAGCGATAGCTACGACTCTGCGGTTTGCCATTGAGATCGCCTTGAGGATGTGCAAAGCGTCTTGTCGCTTACAAAACGGCGGGTTCATTACTATAACATCGTACGATGCCGACGACGTGAATTTTAGAAAGTCCTCGCCGACGACGTGGAAGCCTCGCTCCTCAAGTACGGCTCGATTCTTTGGGTCGAGTTCTATACAGTCTGGTGTAGGCATGAACTGAGCAATGTTACCCTGGCCAGCAGAGGGCTCAAGAGTGCGTTCGCCTTGACGTATATCCGCTATCTCCACAATCTCGCGAGCGAGAGACTCGGGGGTAGGGAAGAACTGAAGTGCTTGTCGCTCCGGAATGTATTCGCCAGAGTCGGCGATGGATGTAATGAGGTCGCCTACATCCTCCTTGAATACAAAAGCCTTCTTCGCACTCGACCACTTGCCGCCGATACTCTTCAGTACCTTGGCCACACGTTCGTATAGCTTGCGTTCCAGCTGCCCAGGCAGACGTAAAAGACTGCCGTCAAACTCGGAGGCCTTCAATACCTCCACAACAGAAAAGTCTATCTTCATACGTTATAATATTTATTGAATTTTAAGAAGTCGTGAGTATGCACTACGTGCATCGTCAATCATTTTCAGAGTGTCGCTATCCGGTGGCAAATTGCCAAGCATGTCTGCTATCTTGCCGAGTTTTTCCGATAGTTTTCTCATGTGTGCCCGCTGCTCCTTACGTTCCTGCTCTATAACAGAAATGATACCTTCGCATGATAGAAAGTCATCCTTCTTACCTTTGTATGCGAGAATCATGGTGGCTATAGATGTTAGGCGAGATACCAACCACTCCTGGATGAATAGTGCAGGGAGTGTGAAGCGTATCTTCTTCAGCACGGCAATATCTGCTTTGTTTTGAAAACCGAGCACTACCTCATCAGCAGTGTCGGGTATCGCATCGAGTAGTAGACGTGACACTACTGCCATAAGATATTGCCTTGACACGCCTTCTTTAGGACGTAAGGCGCAGACGTGTTTCGACAGAATTGCCGTGCCGTCTGTGTTTACGGCCATTTTCCCTATTGTACCAACTACCGATACAAGTATATCTCCTTTTTCTGTGAGCGTTGGCAGGTTGAGCTTCTCGTAGCACCATCGAGAAGGCACGAAGCGTCCTTGTATCAGGTCTGAAGCTCCGACCACAACAGGCAGTCCGTGTTTTTTCTCGTTGGTTTTCTTCTTGTCTACATTCTTACCTTGTAGCACCTTGCAGATGTCCGCGAGTGCTACAACGTTATCTATATTTTCATTCATAATTACATGTTAAGTGTTTATCTTTCGTAAGTGCACATCAGTCCGAGCGTCATGAGGAGCGTGATGGCCCCGTCGATTTTTCGGAACTGCGAGACCTTGATGGGCTTCTTGTTCTCGAGGCGGTCCTCGTCTATGACGCAGTTGCAGAGGCAATAGGCGTTTATGGGATTGTTGTTGAGCACGATGCCAACGGGGTCGCCCCATGCAAGCAGCTCGAAGGCCTCCACTGGTAGGTTGAAGGAGCCGTAGGTCTGCGAATAAGGCATGAGCACTCCCCGGAAGCCCGCTGATGAGAGGATGTTGACCAGCTCACGGGACTTGTAAGCGTCGAACCCGACACGTATGACGTGCAGTTTTTTTGCGTTGTTGATGATGTCGGAGGCTATCTGCCTCATATCGATGATGTTTCCCTTGCAGAATTTGAGGTTTCCCTGCTCGTGCCACAGGCGGTATATCGTCTCGTTTGGATGGCCTTTGAGTGCCCCCTCGGGGAAATAGTAGTCGGTGTGGGTGTAGAACTTCTTGTCGTCCTTGCTCCATACGGTGTATGAGACCGCCGAGAAATCATCATGTACCGAGAGGTCAAAGGCTATGGCGCAGTCGAGGCGTGGCGTGCCCCTATCGGGAGCCGGAGCCTGCAACGCCGCCTCCAGCGGTGATCCTCCCTTGTCGAGGAGCTCGTTGGCCTTGTCGTAGTCCATCCATGTGCGCGCCGTGTTGACGGAGAAGACGTTGAGCATCTTCGTGCGGAAGTTGAGCATGTTCTCCTCGGAGAACTGTGCCGTCTTCCACTCGTTCTCGTAGTAGTCGGGCTGGATGGTCACGCCTATGTGCGGCTGCACCTTGCGCCATGTGCGCGGGTCGCCATCCTCATCGTCGGGGTCGGGCATGAAGAGGGAGGCGAACATGCGGTCATCGTCTATCTCGCCCCTCAATACTTTCATCACATAGTCGAGTTCGTGCTTGAACGGTCCGTCTATGACATCCGATGCCGTCGTTATGATCACGGTGAGCGGTTCTTTGCGCGTGCCCATGGATGAGGTGAGGACGTTCTTGAGGTCAGCCCCTGACTTGTTGGCCGAGTTGCGTGCCTGTGAATACTCGTCGATGATGACCGTCGAGGCCTTCAGGCCGTCCCTTGTGCGTGCGTTGGCGGCCAGGCACTCGATGAAGCTGTCATGTCCGAGTCCGAGCCACTTGATGAGCTCCCGGTTGACCTTGAAATGCCTGCCGGATGGGTCTATGGAATGTATGATGCCACGGATCTCATCGAAGCAGACCTTGGCCTGCCTGTAGCTGTTTGCCCCGACATACGCCTCGGCGTTGTTGTCGCCGAAGAGCAGGTCATAGATGGCCAGCGAAGCCATGGAGGTTGTCTTTCCGAACTTTCGGGGGACGAACAGATAGGCGTTGCGGCATAAACGTCGGTTGCTCGCGTCCTGGAAGCCGAAGATGTTGGCGAACTGGAAAGCCTGCACCGGCGTGAGCCTGTAGCAGCGCCTTCCGCCCTCACCGTCGAATTTCAGATGCTCGTAGAACTTGAAGAACTTCCTGACCTTCTTCTTGCTCCAGGCATACTTTGTGAGCATGGTTAAGGAGCGTGTTATACCGAGAATCTCGTAGAGGTTGTGCGCCTCGGGATCGTTGCATACGGAGAGTATGTAGTCGACGATGCGCCCGTCCGTATCAAAGAGCAGCTTCCATACGGGGGTACCGTCGAAAGCCTTCATGTCATGGTCATCGACGAGCGCCTTCAGTTCCTTGGCAGCCTTGTCCTTTAGTGCGTACCATTGTTTTTTCTCTTCTGTGTCCATGCCTTATTCGTCTTTGTCGTCATCCTTGAAAGCGTCCATGAAGTCTTGCAGGCTGTCGTCTGCGTTTTCGAGCTTTTGCTTTGAGTCGGTGTTCATGCCCAGCGCGGCGAGTGCCCTCTGCGCCTGCCGGAGCGTCTCAGCGTGCAGCCGTTCGAGGGGGTTCACGGCACGCCTCTCATGCCCCTCACGGCTGTATTCCACCGTAATGGACTTGTAGTCGGGCGCTGCCATCTCCTCGCTCTGCTGCTCAGCCCTTACCAGGAGGCGTGCGGTGATTTCCACCTGATAGGTCATTTCCGCAGCGAATTTGCCGTTGTCCTTGAGCAGCTTGATGATGTACCGCTTCTTGGACGAGACCTTCTTCTCAATAGCCTTTGCGCCATCATTTGCGTTCTGCGCCTTTGGAGCCTCATTTTGCTGCTGCACGTGAGCCAGCTGATGGCCGTTGTCGACGGTGCGCTCGGAATATCCACGGCTCTTTCCTTTCGTCTTCAGGTAGAAGATGATGGCCGTGGTGTCCCCGTCGTCGATCTTTCTCAGGAGCTTACTCTCCACCTTGTCTATCTGGCCCTCGTTGACCTCATCGTACTTTGCCTTGAAGCCGGAGTCACCGTCACGCCAGCGGTAGAACATGGCACGCGTGATGCCGCACGCGTCGCATGCCGTCTGAATGATGCCCTTCGACGCTTTCAGCGCTGAGAGGAACGACGCCTTTTTCTGTGCCTCCTCATCGGGCGAGAACTTCTTCTGTCTGCTCATCTTTGTTGTTGTTAATACCGAATTTGTTGCAGAAAGCCGTTAGTCGAGCCGAGTTTTTCTTCTTTGCCGCCTTCTTGCTTCCGCTGCGTCCGAGCATCTGGTGCTCCTTGACGTGGCAGGCGTGGCACAATGCCCTGAGATTGTGGAAGTCGAACATCCTCTTCTCCCGCTCTGCCCTGCTCATCGCGTCATCGACCGGATAGACATGGTGCACCTCCGTGGCCGATACGAACTTGTCGTGCTCGAGGCAGTCCTCACACAACGGGTTTTGCGCGAGCTTCGCCCTTCGCAGCTTCTGCCAAGCGGCGGAATGAATCCACCGCTCGTATTCCGGACTATGCTTCTGGCCTATCATTGCCCTGCCGCCCTATTACTGCCCTGCCCTTGAAATAGAGGACGGCGAGCGATGACAAGGCTGCCGTGAGCAACGCCGCTACCGTCAGGGCGAGGGCAGGATGGACGAGGCTGCACAGCCATACGATGCCGACGACGAAGAAGAAGACGGAGATGATAAAGAGAATTTCCATGAAAACCTCGCAGACGGAATAGCGCTGCTGACGCTTGTTGTTGAAAATGGATATGCGCATAATGATACTGATTGTAAGACTGTTGATTGAAGATTTGGAACGATATATCTATGGCAAAGATACGAAAAAGAAGCTGAAAGACAAGCGGTTGAGAGACTTTTTTCGCTGCCCTGAAGGGCAGCGCACGGAACGGACCCGGAGGACAGGGACTGACGGGGAGCCGCTGCACAGCTGCGGCCTACCGAACGGGGTGGGACGGGGCGTAACGGGGCACAACCTTAAGCACGAAGACGCGGCGGTGGCCTTTTCTGCTTTGCGGATGGCTCCGATATGCGCATGATTCCTGTAATTATGAATATGGGCAACAGGTTATACCACGATAAACGGCCGAGGGAGCGCAGACTCATCCCAAGAGAACACTACTGTCACAGAGACGGGGAGCGCGGATGGAAGCCCAAGCAGGCCTTCGAGAACGAGGCGAGCGCGGACAACTACATCGAGAGCCGCCGCTACTTCCGTGACAACGGGTATCACCCATATCAATGCACCTGGTGCGGCAAATGGCATATCGGGCGCGCGAACGAGAACGAATAAAGTAAAGGAACGGTTTTGAGCATATTCTCCAACATAGGCAAAGGTTTCCGCCATGAGATGCGTGTCATGCGTCGGGACAGCAGCGAGACCCAGCCCTCGGGCACGGGGCCTCGCTACGGTTCTCCATTGCAGATTACGGGAGGCACAGATTACATGGCCGTGGCAACGGTCTACCGGTGCGTGAGCGTACTGTCGGACAGTGTTGCCGGTCTCCCTCTTCATTACATGCTCCACAAGGGCGGACGGTATGCCATCGCAGGCAACTCACCAATGGAGTACATGCTGTCCGTCGAGCCTACGCCGATGATGTCGTCTTACACCATGTGGTCGATGGCGGTGAAGGACATGCTCCTTTGGGGCAACGCCTACATCTACCCGCGCAAGGTAGACGGAGAAGTCACCGACCTCGTATTGTGCCGTCCTTGGCTCGTGAGCTATGACGACCTCAACGACCTGTACACCATCCACGATGCCTACAACGGCGTGGACGGCACGTTCCGGGAGAGCGAGATCATCCACCTCTTCCTTCACTCTCACAACGGCAAGCGCGGCATCAGCGTCCTTGAGCACGCCCGCCGCACCATCGAGATCGCTACCGCCGGAGACGGGGAGACCGCGAGCCGGTTCTCCAACGGCGGCAACGTGAAGGCCTTTGTGACGAACGACAAGAACGGTGTCACCGGCTACGGAGATTATCAGGACGACCAGCTGAACACCTTGGCCGACGACCTCGACCAGCGCATCAAGGGTCGGAACTTCGTCAGCCTCCCCGGACAAGTTGACGTGAAGACGGTGAGCATGAGCTCCGCCGACATGCAGTTTCTGGAGAGCCGTAAGTTCACGGTCATTGAGATATGCCGTTTCTTCGGTGTCGAGCCGTCGTTTGTGTTCGCTGACACCTCGACGAACTACAAGAGCGCGGAGAACGCCAACCGCAACTACCTCGTCAACACGCAGGACCCGATATTGAAGCGCATCGAGGCAGAGCTGAACCGCAAGCTCATCGGCAGGCAGGGCATCGGCAAGGCCAAGATCATGTATGACCGCAGCGGCGTGTACTCGCTCGACCTCCAGAGCAAGGCAAACTACTACAAGACCATGGAGGAGATCGGAGCTATGAGTGCCAACGACATCCGTCAGATGGAAAACATGCCTTCTACGGACGGAGGCGACACGGCCTTGGTGAGCGCGAACCTCGTCCCGTTGAAAAGCGGAAAGCTGTGGGGCACCGATCCCAATCAGAAGCCGGGGAAAGGGCGTTGACCGATTTTTGTCAGACAAAAACGGCGGGCAAGAGTTAAAATAACATAACGAAAAGGTAAAATAAATTAAAACGATATGGAACGCAAAATAACGACAAAGATGATACGCAGGGAGGCCAGCTTCCAGGCAGACCTTCGCATCCGCGAGTCAGGGGGAGGTTCCGAGAGCCGTACCATTGAGGGCTACGTGCTGAAGTTCGGTGTCCGCAGCATTCTGCTTCACGACTGGTGGAACCCTTACTATGAGATTCTCGAGCCGGGCTGCGTGACCCGTGAGATGCTTGACAAGTGCAACATTCCGCTGACCATGTTCCACGACCGTGAGTTGGTCATAGCACGCTCGAAGAACGGCAGGGGCACGCTCAGCTATACCGTTGACGGCCTTGGTACACAGTTCAATGCGGACGTAGCCCGCACGTCAGACGGCGACAAGGCTCTTGAGCTTGTCCGCAGAGGCGACCTCGACGGCTGCTCCTTCGTGTATTCCACGGACGAGATGGACCCGGAGGCCGTGACCTACGAGGCATCTGGCGAGAAGGACGCTGACGGCAACGACATCCTTCTGCGTCACGTGTGGAGGATAGACAGCATTACCGACTTCACGCTCACCGGCAATGCCGCCTATGAGCAGACGGAGTGCGTTGCTCGCGAGGCTCCCGACGGCTATACCTTCGACCGCACCGCCATGAAGATGGTGCGTGAAGTACGTGATGCAGCCGAGAGCAAGCATCGCGAGGCCTTGAAGCGCGAGCAGGTGGCCCAGCTCCGCAGAGCGGCGGACACACTGAGAGATTTCATCAATTATTAACCACTAAATATATTTAGAAATGAAAAAGAATGCATTTGATTTCCGTGCGGCATACGACCGCCTTGAGGCTATCGGCAAGCGCCGTGAGGAGCTTGCGGAAGGTCTTGAGAACGACAAGAAGCGCGATAGCTACACCGACGCAGAGAAGGCCGAAATCCGCAGTCTTGAGCGCGAGCAGCAGATCCTTGACATGAAGATCAAGGCCAACACCGCCTTTTTGGGCAAGGTTCGCGAGGACAACGTCCAGGACATGAATCAGAAGATGCGTGAGGCCATCAGCAACGGCCAGCGTTTCGAGATGACCATTGCGCGCAGCATGATCAAGCGTGACGCCTTCGGCGGCAACACGTCCGGCTACGCAGCCGCCGGTCTGACAGGCGCCAACCCGTTCTCCATCACCACGGGTCAGATTGTCGAGCCTCTGTGGGCCAACACCATCCTCCAGACACTCGGCCAGCCTCTGCTCACCGGTCTGAAGGGCAACTACCAGTGGCCTGTTGTCGAGGCGTTCGAGGCCACCATCAACGACGAGGGTGTAGCCCTTGGTGACTCCAAGATTCCATTGAGCAAGCTCATCGCCCGTCCTGAGCGCGTCGGCATCGCCGTGCCCATCACCCGCGAGACCATCAACGAGACCGAGGGCCTTATCGAGACCGTTGCCACACAGTACATCCCGAAGGCCGTGGCATCGCTCATCAACAAGGTGGAGTTCTCTCTGACCAAGCTGAAGAAGTACGAGAACGGCAAGGAGACCGCGAACGACGCTACCAACCTCGTAGGCCCGTTCGTCAACGCCAAGGCCGCCACGACCTACACCGGCGACGCACCTGCGCTGAAGGACATCCTCGCCCTTAAGAGCGCCGTGCTGTCTAAGAACATCATGCCTGAGGGTCTCGCCTACGTGATGACCGAGACGACCAAGGGCCTGCTCGAGGCAACACCGAAATGGCAGGGCAGCAACCAGGCCATCGTTGACGAGAACGGCAAGATCAACGGCGTGCCCGTGTTCACCACGAGCTATGCCCAAGAGGGAGCCGTGTACTTTGGCGCGTTCAAGTATGCGCCCATGGGTCTGTTCGGCGATATGAACATCATCGTCGACCCTTACTCCCAGGCCCGCAAGAACGCCATCGACTTCGTTCTCAACGTGGATTTCGCCATCACCGTTCTTCGTCAGGAGGCCTTCGCCATCCTCACCAAGAAGATCGGCGGCTGATAAGTATAACATCAAGAGACAAAGGTTATGAGCACAGTCAGCACTGAATATCTGAAGCAGCACACCCGTTTTGACGATGGCATCGACGACGAATTCTATCTTCGTCAGGTTGGAGACAACGCCGAGGCTTTCGTTTCCCGTGCGTGCCAGTGGAGAGACCAGGCTGCCTTCCAAGCGGCCGTCGGTGAGGACGGAGAGTTTCATAACCTTTATCTCCAGGCAGTGTGTATGCTGACGGACTACTGGATCACTACGACGCGCAGTGCCGGTACGATGCAGCAGATTCATGTAGCACCCTTGGGCGTGACCGCGCTCATCGCACAGATGCGCGAGCTCGTCCATACTAACGGCTGAAGGCTATGATCGTGACAAGTCAGATGGACAGTATCATCAAGGTACAGAATGCCGTGAGAGCGGCTGACACGTATGGAGAGATGCGCGAGACATGGGAGGACACCATACCCCGCATGCACGCCCATGTGACGTACAAGAGCCAGGGCGTGAACACCGGCGACGGCGACACCGCCCCCTCGGGCGAGTGCACGTTTGTGGTTCGCTATACTGACAAGATCAAGGTCGGCAGCCGTATCGTATGGGAAGACCGCACGTATCTGGTGAGGAAAGACCCGCGGAGGTATAAGACCCGCGGCTATGTCGAGGCGGACGCACAACTCATAAACATGTAAGCAGATGGACGGTATCAAGGTAAAAAAGCGCACGGCTCTGTCAGCCGGTGAAGCAGTGGCAGGATGTCTGAAGAGTGTGTTCGGGAACGCCATCAACGGTGTGTTCCCTGACAAGGCCCGTACGGATGTCATGCTACCCTACATCATCTACCAGGTAGACGGAGACATGGAGACGAACGACAAGAGCCGTTCGTCGTTCCTCGACTCGTGCACCGTGACCCTTCACTGCTTCGCCACCCATTACGGGGACGCTGTGGACATGGCAGAGGTGTGTCGTGCCTCGCTGAGCGGGAGCACTATTACCCATACCTTCGGGGACGGGAGCACGATCAAGATAGACTGCTCCAAGATTACCGGTTTCAGCGGTGACGTGGACCCGGACTGCTACGACCGGGTGGTGAGCATCAATTGCCGGGTGTGCTGACATGGAGCATACATAATTAACGATAACTATTAAAGATTACAACTATGCCAGACGGAACAACAACAACCGTAAAGAGCGGATATGTCAATGGCTCGGACATGCTGCTCTATATCGGGGAGAAGGCTATCGGTCACTGCACCTCGCACACCACGACCTTCGACACCGAGACCAAGGACCGGGCCGTGAAGCCTTTGGCCAGCAAGAAGCTGTCGGCCGGTCTGTGGAAGAGCACCGGCGTCACCGGACTCTCCATCACGATTTCCTTTGAGGGTCTTGCTTTCTACAATGAGAGCGAGTTCGGCGTGAAGGAGCTCCTCGCCACGTGGAAGGCCGGCAAGCCGGTAAAGGTCAAGTGCATGGAGCGCGAGGCCACGACTCCTTATCTGAACGGCTCGTTCGTGCTCACCCAGGTGGAGGAAGAAGCCCCCGCCAATGACGACACGACCTTCAAGGGCACGCTCAAGAACGACGGTGAGCCGGACTCTATCGACGAGACCCAAATCACCGAGACCGCAGCGTAACGGCTTTCTTCAAGCACATAATAAATCATCGATCCAGGGGCGGAGCGGCATAACACCGCCTCGCCCCTCTTTCTTTTCGGCCTTTGCCGCCGCACAGCAGCGGCCTACGGAACGGCGCACGGAAGACGGAGCCCTAAAGGGCACAGAACCACAAGGGGCGGAGCACGGAAGGCGAGGAAAGCAGGGAACCGCAAGGGGCGGCGAGGGTGAAAGGATAAGGACAGACAACAAGCAAGCAACAGGAAACAGATATGAAAACAGTAAAGATCACAATCGAGAACAAGGAATACCCCATGCGTGCCACGATGGGTGCCATGGACATTTTCAAGAAGGAGACGGGCAAGGACCCGTCGGAGATGAATCAGGAGAGCCCCGTGGACATGACGGCCTTCATCTATGGATGCGTGAAGAGCGCGTGCCGCAAGGACAAGGTGGACTTTCCCTATACCCTCGACGAGTTTATGGACTCCGTGGATGTGGAGACCATCCTCTCATGGAGCGATGAGCTGAGCCGTCTGACGGACAACGGAGGCGGTGATTCAAAAAAAAAGGCAAAGTAGCGACCTTCTCAGAGCTCTTCGGCTACGGGGTCGGAGTCATGGGCTTGTCGGTGGATGACTTCCTCGGCATGGACACGGACGAGTTTGACGCTTCCTCGAAGGCCTTCGGAGAGCATGAGGACATGCTTGAGCGCGAGCGGTGGGAACGGATGCGGCTGTTGGGCCTGATGACCGTGCAGCCATGGTCCAAGAAGAAACTGACGGCCGAGAAGCTCTTGCCGCTGCCATGGGATAAGGAAGGGTCGCTGCATAGCAGCGACGCACAGAACGGAGGGCGAGTCGGCACCCAGAAGGGCGGCGCACAGAACCACAAGGGGCACGACGGGGCACGGCTGACCAAGGCGGAACACAGAGCGCGGGCTGAGGAGATGCGGAAACTGCTGGGAGAAAGATATTAAAGAAAGGCTATGAGCAATACGACATACAACGATCCATCACAATACAAGGGCAAGGAGTGGAACGAGCTGCTCCAATGCTTCAACAAGCGTGACCTGAAAGCGTCGCTGAAAGGAGCCTACAGAAAGACGGGCAACGAGATTCTCACCATTGCCCGTCAACGGCTGATGTCAAGCGGCATTGCCCACGCCTCGAAGCTGAAGAAGGGAATCCGGCTGCGTGTCTATCCGAGAGGCGGCGGCTTCATGATCACCGTGAAGCCTCACGGCAAGCAGGGCTATCACGTGAACAGGTTCGGGCTGGAGAAGCCGGTGCTGATGTGGGCCGAGGAAGGGACGAAAGAGCGCATGATCCGACACCTTATGAGTGACGGAAAGCATGTTGTGAGGATAGAAGGAAGATACAGGAGAGTAGGTGCCTTCACAGGAAAGATGCCCGCCTATCATTTCCTCGATGGCGTTTATGAGCATGGCGTTCAGATTCTCAACAGAGACATTCCCTCAAACCTCGAAGACAGCGTGATGAGAAAGGCCGGCAGGTTAGGATGGACTTAAAGGCCGTCGTTACTGTAGGAGCCGCAACCGTCTTTTTGTGCTATGACAGCGACGACGTGAAGAATGCCTCCAACGAACAGTGCAACAAGAGCCTCCACGAAATGGCTTGTCACAAGGAAAAACAAAGCCATTGCCGCAAATATGAGGCAAAGAACGGTGACTATCTTTCTAAAGGTTTCCATGCTCTGCTTGTTTTGGTTTTATCTATTGGCAAAAATAAACATTAAAGCGATACAACGATGTCAAAGGACGTAAAGTTTAACATAAATTTATCGGTCAACGGCAAGGATGTCGTTGTACAGTGCAAGCAAGGCGTTCAGGAGCTTGGCAAAGCCTTGGGCACCATTCCTGGAAAGGCTGAGCAGAGCCGTCAGGCCATGATAAAATGGAGTGCGGTGTCAACTATCTACAACAACCTATACAATGGCCTTCAACAGCTTACCGGTGCCATGCAGCCGTTCATCGCCAAGAGCAATGCGGCAACGGAGGCGCAGACCAAGCTGACGACCGTGATGCGTCAGCGCATGCACGCCACGGAAGCTGACACGGAAGCGGTGAACAAGGCCATATCTGCCCAGACGAAACTTGGCGTTGTGGGCGGTACGGTACAAAGGAGCGGTTTGCAGCAGCTGGCCACTTTCGCGAGTCAGCGCAGCACTCTGCTGACGCTGTTGCCCGCCATGAACAACCTCGTTGTTCAGCAGCGTGGCCTCGGCGCTACGGGCGAGGATGCGGTAGGCATTGCCAACCTCATGGGCAAGGCATTGATGGGCAACGCTACGGCCATGCGACGGGTCGGCATCACCCTGTCGGATTCGCAGGCCGAGATGATCAAATACGGCAACGAGAGCGAGCGTGCCAAGGCCATTGCGGAAGCCATCACGGACAATGTAGGCAACATGAACGCAGAGATGGCCAAGACAGATGCCGGTAAAGCCAAGCAGCTTGCCAACACCTTTGGCGGATTGCAGGTAAAGGTCGGCCGCTTCTTCAGTGAATATCAGTCTTACATTGCGAGTATTGGTCAGATAGGCATGGCGGTAACGGCTATTGGGACGGTGAGCAGTGCTCTTAGAGGACTTATTGGCCGCCTTGGTCTTGTCACACTCGCCACGAGTTCTTTCCGTGTGGTAGTCTCCGGCTTGAAGAGTGTCCTTGCCGCTGCCCGCATAGCCACCGTAGAGATGGCCGTGGCCGAGCAGCTCGAGGGCAAGGGAGCTTTGGCCGCCGCCGTCAGCACCACGATTTTCAAGACGGCCATAAGGGGGCTGATGATCGCAACGGGCGTAGGCGCTGCCATCGCGCTCCTCACCATGGGTATCGAAGCACTCGTAAACTGGCTGGACAACTCAAGCGATTCCTCGGAAGAAGCGGCAGCAGGCATGAAGAAGACCGTCACGGCAGCAGAGCAGGCGAAGTCGAGGATGGGCGACCTCGCAGCCAACGGAGCCGCTCCGCTCATCTCGAAGTATGAGGAACTGAGAAAGAAATGGCAGGCACTGACCGATGACAAGAAACGTCTGAAGTTTATCAGCGACTCGGCCAATGCCTTTCACTCTTTAGGTGTCAGGATAGGTTCTGTCAGCGAGGCGGAGGATTTCCTTGTCAAGAGCACGGACAAGGTAAGGCAGGCTTTGTACGCCCGCGCTGAGGCGGCAGCCGCTGCCCAGGTTGCTCAGGAGGAATACGAGAAGGCTCTCCGTGCTGATATTGCGGCAAAGGACGAGGAAAGCAAGGCCCGTCAACGTTCTCTCGAAAAGGCAGACGGAGCAGACGCAAACACGAGGTTCCGCGTCAGAGGCGCGAAAAACGCCATGACTGCCCACGAATACTCCGAGGGCATCAGAAACGGAAAGATCAAGGTAACGAGTGCCCGTTCCTACAAAGCCCGGCAGGATGCTGCCCAGCACCGGCGCACGGCACAATCTCTTCAGGACTATTCGGAGCAGAAGAGCCGCCAGGCGAGCAAGGGTCTGGCAAAGTATTCGGGCGGCAAACAGTATCACGCTTCTACGGACACCGGCACACATACAGGGCATGCCAGCACTTCCGTGGGTAAAGGCTCTGCCTCTACAGACAAAAAAGCACTCCGTGGCTCTCTCGACTGGTACGACCAGCAGATGAGCGCACTGCGCAAAAAGATATACGCCACGAATGACGCAAGCGTGGCCGAGGGTTTGCAGAAGCAGTACAAGGAGCTTGAGAAGAAATCGAAAGACCTGAAGGTAAAGGTCGGCATTGAGAAGCCCGACAATGAGGTAAAGAGCTATGTCGAGCAGCTTCAGGACAAGCTCAAGGAGGCTCAGAAGCAGATGGACAACGCCACGACCGTCGAGGCGAGAGTGGCGGCGTCTGCCAAGGTTGACGACCTGCAACATCAGATAGACGTAGCGACGAAAGGAGAAGTGACTATCTCTGCTGAGGTCGAACCGTCGTATATCGTCAAGGGTTCTGAGACCGACAAGCTTCAGAGCTACCATAACGCTCAGAATAACGGGCAGAATGTCCGAAGTCTGATGGACGCGGGCATCATCGACGAGGCCGAGGCCAAACGGAGGATCGAGAATATCAACAAGCAGCTCAAGAAGCTGGGCGTGAAGCCTATCACGATAGAGTTCAAGAAGGCATCGATAGACCAAGCCAAGGAGAGCGTCAAGGAGCTCACGCAGAGCTTTGGCGGCAATCAGCTTGGGACCAACATTATGCAGGTCGTCAAGGCCTTCAAGGACGTTGGCAAGGCAGCGAAAGAGGCCAAGACGGGGACGACGGACTCCGGCAAGAGCTTCAACGCCACGGGCAACTATGCGGCGGCAGCAGGCGCGGGCCTTGCCACCATGGGGCAGGGCCTCGAACAGCTTGGCGGGCAGGGCACCGCTGCCAAGGCCGGTGCGGTGATGGCCGCCATCGGCCAGATCGTCCTTGGCTTCGCCACCTACACGGCAGAGAGCGCGGAGCTTGGCCCGTGGGGATGGGTAGCAGCCGTGGCGAGCGGTCTCGGCATTGTGGCCAGCACCATAGCTACCTTGAAAGGCTACGCTACGGGTGGCGTGCTTACCGGTCCGACGTCGAGCGGAGACAAGCTGCTTTTCCGCGGCAACGCTGGGGAGATGGTCTTCAACACCGCCCAGCAACGGAGGCTCTATGCCATCGCCAACGGCAACTACCTGCCACGGCTTCCGCGGATGCAGGCCGTGAGGCCACAGGTAGGGGCTATCGGGGACGCGTCGCAGGTGATGACAATCAACGTGCGCGGCAAGCTCAAGGGCAACGACATGGAGCTCATGGGCAGCAACACGCGGTCGCTGGGCGCGAAGATAGGAAAGAGATACTGACGGGGCACTGGGCAGACGATAGGCGGTTATTCATAAATAGATAAAGGATAGAAGATGAAGATAGAAGGCAGCTTTGTAAACAAGAAAGGAGATACCGTGAAGGTCTCGATCATCGTTGCAGGGTCTACGGCCGATGATATAGCCATTGAGCCGGGCGGGGTGCTGGAGTTCGCGGCCGATGACACCGTGACGATAGACAGCGGTGTGAACGACTCGTTAGACGTGTGCCAGCAGCACTCGTGCACGATAGCACTGCACGCCGCCACTTACGTTTCAGGCCTTTTTACCAGTGAATATAAGGACGGGAAGGTGGAGGTAAGCGTCAACGGGGCTTGCGTGTTCAGTGGCTGGCTTGAGCCACGGACGCTGACGCAGCCTTTCAACGACGTTTACGATGATCTGTCCCTGCAATGCGTGGACTCGCTCTCTGCCATGCAGTACAGTAACTATAAGGGCGTGAACAACACGACGACCTATACGGCGGCAGCGGAGAAGGCTGACATGCGGACGTTCAAGGACCTGCTTACGGAGGCGCTCAGCAAGGGCACGGACGGAGGCAGCTATAACGTGTGGTGGGACTCGTCGAGGGAAGCCTCCGCTGCCATGGATGGTAGCGCACGGGACGGGAGCAAGGGTACTGGCACGGGGGACGTGTTTGACGAGCTGAGGGTTAGCGACATGGCGTTTCTCGGTGAGAGTGCCGACGATACCGTCACTTATCTCGACGTTGCGGAGGCGGTGCTCAAATATCTGGACTTGCATATCGTGCAATATGGGCGAGATTTCCATGTCTTCTCCTGGGACACGATGCGTGCCGGGACAACAACGTGGTCTTTGCTCGTTTCGTCCGGCGAAGGGACAAGCCAGCCGGCGCAGCTGCCCGGCTGCACCGGCGTATCGGCGGCGCTGTTTGCCTCCAACGTCGAGGACACGGACACGCGGATAGACGTTCAGGAGATATTCAACCAACTCAGCCTTACGGTCAGTCCCAAAGGGTCGGACACTGTTCTGCGTTCTCCCTTGGACTCCACGGGTAAGATACCCGCCATGGGCGCGAGACAGTATTACTGCACAGAATACGCTGCCGACGGCGAGGGCGAGAAAGCCGCGAGAGCGTTCTTCTCGCTTGTGAAAAACCACACGGACAACGGCTACGACTCCCAGGTATGGAAAGACTATCTCGTGAGAGTCATGCGGAACGTGTACTGGAAGATCGGGAGCGGCAGCGGTGTAGGGACGGCTGTCACGGACTGGGCGACGGACAAGAGCTACACCCATCCCGAAGACGTGACGGACAAGCTAAGGAGCGGTCTCGGGGCCCTGCTGTTGCAGGTTGGCAGCGTAGACCACAAACCGGGCACGGGCGACACGAGCAAGCAGAGCTCCGTCAGCATGAGCGACAAGCTCGTGATCTCCGTCAACGGCAACGGCAATGACACGTCTCCATACCCTACAGACACGGACATACAGAAAGCCATGCCTGTGATGAGCTACGAGAGCGGCGACGCGACGGCATCGTATTCTCCCGATGTCGCTGACGATACCGACGGCAGCTACCATAACTACCTTGTGATAGACGGCACGATAGCCCTCGCTCCCTTGATGCCCACCGCGTTCGAGGTGGAGAAGGTGCGCAAGTACGCGACGGACGGCGATTTCATGGGCAAGTACGCATACGAGAACGGTTACATTCCCCTCCCTGTCCTTGACAAGAGGCTTCCAAACATGTCCGCGAGCCGTGTGAACAAGGACGGGCGTTATCTGGCCTTTGAATGGTGGAAACAGGGCAAGCAGACCGGCACGAGGAAGGGCTGGATACCCTATACGGAGGACGGAGCTCAGCTTTATGAATACAAGACGGCAAGCGGCAAGGACGAGGTTGATAAGGTCGACATCCTATGGTGTATGCTGAGGATCGGTGACAAGGTGCTTGTGGAGGACAAGACCGGAAACGGCTCTGTGGGCGCTTTCTCATGGAAGACGTACAAGGAGCCATCCCAGTGCGCTGACACGGATGAGTACCTGGAGCAGACATTCACTATCGGCATCAATCCCAAGATCGGTGACAAGCTGGTCGGGCAGGACTTCGACATCGGCACGAACTTCGACTATACGACGAACATAGACGCTGAGAAAGGCATGGCCATTCCTCTCCCCTACGATGCCAAGCTGCATGGCAGCATGGCCTTTCAAGTGCTGGGCATCGACAACACTGTATGGACGGACTATCACGTGACCCGTCACAAGACGATGTTCCGGCATACGAAATACGGCACGGACAACATACCGCTGATGGCTCATGTGAGCAGTGTCATCATCAAGAACTTCTCGGTGAAGATCTACTCGGACGTTGAGAACGGCGGTGAGGATGACATCGTGTACATGTCGCGCACGTCGCATAAGTTCTACAACAAGAAGGACGACCTTGAGATGAAAATCCACAGCGGTTTCACGTCGGACGAGATTTCCCGTTACGGTCTCTCGGGCAAGATCATGTACACGACGGTCTGCGGCAAGGACGGCCTTGCCATTACATCCATCGCGAACAAGGCAAGCGGCGTGTCAGCCAAGGCGGAGAAGCTCTACGTGGACGCTTACTATAAGGAGCTAAGCAAACCACGGGTCATCCTTACCCAGAACCTGCAATGCACGGATATGAACGTTACGCAGACCTCGAGATGGACACACCCCGCACTGGCTGGCAAGACGTTCTATGTGCGTGACATCGGGTATAACCTTATGGAAGGGTCGGCTCAGGCGAAGATGGAGGAGGCGTTCTGAGGGGGTTGCCTCACCGCCCTGAAGGGCGGCGCACAGAACCACAAGGGGCACGACGCACGGAAGACGGAGCCCTAAAGGGCACCGCACAGAACCGGCCGGCTCCAATTTCCGGATCATGATGGTAATTATAGAAACAAGGAACTTATGATCGGAATAGACATCATACGCAAGAAAAGGAACACGAGTGGCACCAGTGGAGGCTCTGTAGGCTCTGGGATCAGTACCCCGTCGGGAGGGGACGTGCTGAACGCGGTCCATGCCGACGACGCTGATCACGCGAACCGGGCTGACGAGGCTGTCCATGCGTCGTCAGCCAAGGAGCTCGACGGCACGAGCTCGGTGTGGAACACGATAAGGAATTGGATCAGCGGCGCGACGGACGGCCTGAAGGATATTTTCCTGAGGAAGGACCAGGACGACGAGACGGCTCACAAGCTGACCATGGGCGAGGCAGCGGTGAAGGGAGACATAACGATTGGCGCTAATGGCAGCTACTACATCGGCAAGGATGGCGTGGCAAAACTGGCAGGCGTTGTGGCAGAGTTCCTCAAGAGCTCTGACTTCCGTCCGGGCACGGCCATGGGCTTCGACGGCACCGGGTATGGCATCACGAAGGGCACGGACGGGAAATACACCTTGGAGATTGACAACCTCATAGCGAGGATGAAGATGATCATCGCTGAACTTGAGGTGCACGAGATGAGCTTCATCGGCGGCACGGTGGTGATGTGCAGCTGCGGCAACCGCGTGGACGTGGTGCAGGCGCTCGACGCAGGAGGAAGCGTCATTGCGTCCGCTGACGGGACGAAACCGACACTGACGATACCAAGCGGCAAGACGGCTGAGCGCTTCCGCTGCTATTTCCTCGCCTCAGACGGTGACAGACAGATCAAGAACGAGTGGTCGGTGGGGCAGCTGGCACGTGCCAAGACGAACAACATCGCCGCTCCCGGCAACTACAAGGACTATCAGAACCGCGACTATTGGCGGCTTGTGGTGGGCGTGTCCGACGAGCCCGTGACCATCGAAGGCAAGGACTATCACTATATCGACCTGAGCAACTCTACGAGCAAGGACATCGCGCTGACGGACGCGGCAGGAACAACCCGTCACGTCACGCTGGGCGGCGTGTCCGAGACGCTGAACTCCCTGGTATTTGCGGATGACAACATCATCGGCCTTGGCCATTGTTGGGACAGTGCCCGGCAGAACGCCGCCGTCCTCTCTGTGGTGGCTTTGGGCTGGACGCTGTACAAGGGTATCGACCATTATGACCTGCCTTCGGAAAATATCGTTAATAAATTCGGCATTGACGAGACGATTGTCACCACCGACCACTTTATCCTCCGGCCTTATGCGGCTCCATCGGAGACACAGACGGTGACGGTCATGCGTGGCGTGTACGACGACAGTAAGAGCTACGGACACAACGATCTCGTGACGTACAACGGACAGGTATGGATCTGCACGGTGGCTGTCGGCAAGACCGTCACGGGGGCGACTCCGAGCCTCACGGGTGACGGCGCGAATTACTGGACGGTGTATGCCGTCAAAGGAGCTGACGGCAAGGACGGAAAGAGCGCAAGACGCACGGCTGTTGTCAACCTGACGAGCGACCGAGGCACGGTGTTTAACGGCCGCTATAATAACGTATTGTTACGATGCAGTGTTGAGATAGACGGAAAGAGCATGGGCGGAAGAATACCGCAAGATAATTTCTCATGGACAAGAAACGGATATAAAATGCCGGATAGAGTCGGCCGTTTCTGCTTTGCGAGCAGCTCCTACGCGCGCGACTTGTGGGAGTGCAGCGTGAAGATACCCAAACGGTTGTTGGAGCCTGTCGAGCTGACGGCACTGAGGGCGGATGGGAACAGCCTAATATTCCACGCCTCGGAGGATATTTCCAGGATGACGTTATACCCTTGCTGGAAGAGGTATTATAAATTATATAGGCTTGGAATCAACAGGAACGCGTGGGGATTCCACGACATGGTACATGACGGAGAGCGTAACTATCCTACACCCCTCCCGTTCACGTCTCTTGGCGACAACAACTATTCCGTGGATATGTCGCAACTCTTGAGCTTTGTGGAATCGCACAATATCGTGCTGCACAAGACCGCGAAGGTGACGACGAAAAAGACGGCGCTGAAACACGGGAAACACACCTACTGGTTGAAGCAAGGAGCCGACGGAAAATATCACGCCTGGGGACGCTATGGCGTGTGGCTCGTTGACAGCAACTACACACCGGTCAGCACTGTCGCAAAATGCAAAATATACGTGGAGACGGACAGCGACACGTCAACAACGGGGACTGCAAGCCTGTCCGTGTAGGCACAAAAAAAAGGGGGGAGCGAAAGCCCTCTCCCCACGTCGGCAAAGGTAGACAAAATAATAGATTCACGCAAACAAAACAGAGGAAAAATGTCAGCGATAGTAAAAGAAAATGCGGAATATGTGGAGATGAGCGACTCCATCACGCTGTGCATCGTGAAGGACGGCGCAGCTGGCACATCCATCAATATGAAGACGGGTGTCAGCTCGCCGGACGCGCTTCCGTCGTCAGGAGCCAGCATCGGTGATTCTTACATCATCGACGGGCATCTGTGGACTTACACGGGTGGTACGGCAAGCGACGCAACGCATCGTAATGGCTTTACGGACTGCGGTAAGGTGAGCGGCGAGGCAGGCAAGAACAACTATGTGCATGTGGCGTGGAGCAACAAGCAGAAGAACCACACGATAGATGACATAGTGCTGAGCAATACAGACGGCAACGCTTATGCTTATATGGGCACGTGGGTCAGCGAGACCAAGGAGGACAAGGCGGACGAAGCCGTCAAAATGGCCAAGTGGGTGTACGTAAAGGGAGACAAAGGCGCAGACGGCTCGGCCTACGACATCTATCTCTCCGCGAGTGTGCTAAAGGGAGATAGCACGGGTAAGCTCAACGGCAATGACACGGTGAGCGTGACGGCGAAGGTGGTGAAGATAACCGGCGGGACGGCAGTGCAGGTGACAGACAAGAACAAGGCGTACTTTACCATCTCGAGGACGATGGACAACGGTGACCTCGTACCCGACTGGCCGTCGGGTACGTTTACCGTCACGGAATTCGAGGCGTTCGGCCAGGGCGTGAAAACATGGAACTTCGCCCTGTACGTCGGCGGCACGTTCCTCAAGACCGTGACGCTTCCCGTGGTGCGTGACGGCAAGCAGGGCGTGGACGGCTCCGCGGCAACGGTGTATACCATAGAGACGGTGGGCAACAACAACAACAGCGGGACGCTGGTGGACGCGAGCACCATCGGCGTGACGCTGACCGGCGATCTGAAGCTGTACAAGACCGTAGGCAACGAGAAGACGGAGGACTCCAAGCCTCCCCAGTGCTGGCGGCTGACAGTAGGCGGGGAAAACAAGGACGGCACGATAGTGTTCGATAACAGAGCTGGCAACAATATCGTCACCTACGAATATTACAATGAATACAATATAGACAGCAACGGCAATAGTGCCGTGCCAGGGTCAGCCACGATTTCTGTGTACAAGGACAGCAGCATGGGTGAGCTGCTTGCCAGTCTCGTGATACCGATTACGCTCAATCCCGGCGCGATCGTTAAAGTAGACGCCAAGTTGGGGAAGATAGAGAGCACCACGGCGAGCATGAAGAACGACATGAACGGCATGAAGGGGACAATCGAGACCATCCAGCAAGGACAAGGGCAGATCTCGCTGAAGGTGCAGGACTTACAGAATGGCGGTGTGGACACGAGCAAGCCGCATACGAGCTCGCAGGTGGACTTCAGGACGCTGGACGCCGACAGCTTCTACCCGGTGATGATTCGGTTCAAGGATGATGGGGGCGTGCGGCATACCGTGGAGATAAGCAGGAATCTTGACGGAACCTACGGAAGCGGTAAGGACTATATGACACATCAGCAGGGCTTCTCCTTCCGGCTGATATTCTCGGACATAGCTAATGGCTGGGGCACTAATGAAGACGGGCAGCTTCGCATTGAGAGCATATCACAACGTTGGACAGAACCTACTGACACGCCTATATGCCCGAAGATTGCACAGTATTATCCTTTCTCGTTCACGCTCGCGTGGCTTCGTGGCGGCTCGAAATACGACATTACTGTTGACTGTACGGATGCTTACATCAGCGGGATATGGCCTTACATGATGCAGGTGGCCTCTAACCCTTCGTGGGTGCCGGACGCTGTACGGCTTGCGCCTGACACATGGACAACCGCGCAGGTTAACGCACAAGGCGGTAACCCTTATAACATGCTCAGGAAAGACAACGGCGGATACTATGCTGACGTGGACAACGAGTATTTATATCGCTTTGGGGAATTAGCGGCCGGGAACACGTTTGCCATTGCCGGGCAGCCGAAGGACAGCAAGGTGTGGTTCTTGGCTACGTGGCATATTACGAGCGTCAGTGGGTCTAAGGTCTATGTGGACGTTTCTACATACGGGCTTTTGTGGCAAGCACAGAACCCGCTTGGAATCAGGATGGGCGAGTTAGGCTATATCAAGACCGGCGCGTCTTATCCGAAGTCAACATGGGACTCACAAAACGGGTTCGGCACCTCGGAGGACGTGGACAACACGGCCGTACATGCCGACTGGGCCGTGCCGAAAGCTATCCTCGTAATCGGAAAAGAGTCGAGCGCCACAAACGGCGTGTATCGTGACCGGGCCGTGCTGGAGGCCGTCCAATCATGCACGGAGGGCAGCAGCGTGTCTTTTTACAGTAATACTTACTTTGACGTGTCGCCATTGTACGGCACGGACGGCAGGACGAATGTGAAGCCGGACTTGCTGGCGACGGGCATTGACATCAAGAGCCATAAGATAGTGGCCACAGCGGATAACTTCGTCGTGCGGAACAACAGCGGCACGCTGACATTCAGCATTGATGAGGATGGCAATATCGTCGGTGTGGGAAACGCGTCATTCAAAGGTTCCGTGACGGCCAAAACGTTTACGCTTTCCTCGGATAAATTCTACGTTGACAATAACGGCAATTTTAAGCTCAATATGACTAATTTCTCCGTCGATGGGAATGGAAATATCACGGCCACGGGCGGACGTATCAGTTTCTTCTATTTCGACAAAGAGGGTATGGCGAGCGGCGTGACATTGGTGTCCGACTCTTCGCAAAAAAAAATAGCGCAGCGAGGATTAGGGTTGTCGTTGAACAATATCTCTGTGTCAGGCAGCGCGAATCAAAGAGTATCATCTGTTTTTTGGGGAAATGGACATATAGACTCCCGCTTTGCGGGCTCTGATAAGAATTATATAGTCCACCGTGTAGGATCTACCTCTTTAGCAAGCACCTTCTACAACTATATCAAGTTAGAGAAGTTGGGGAATGGTTCTGACTCTCTTGAGAACGACCCCGAACATGCCGCACTCGGCATAGAGACACAGGGAGATTTCTGTCTTGCGGCATTAGGAGGCCCGTCGCTATTCGCAGGCATGTGCTTCGCGTCGAGCACGGGCGGCAGCTTTACCGCAGACAAGAAGCATTGCTTCTATTTGTGCAGTGGCGGCACATTCAACATGCCGAGCGACCCGCCCGACGGCATGTTGATCGTCGTAATACAGAAAAGGGGCAGAATTGATTTTAACGCCGGCAACGGACATCGGTTCCAGAGTGGCACATATAATAGCACAAGCTTTACTTCCGATTCCGCGGGGCAATGGTCCTTATTCTATTACAATAATGGGGTTTGGTATACGATTTATATGACTCGTTGACTATGGTAGTCAGATGCTTGGCAACGATATACGTAACGGAATAGACAATAACAACAGCGGGCAGACGTGGGTGCTGAAGGACGGAGTAATAACAAGGACGGCATAGGGGCATTCTTCAAGGGAAGGGTGGCCTTTCGCCGCTGCCATGCAGCGGCCTACCGAACGGGAACAGATAAAGTAACAAAAGATAAAATAATAAGATCATGCAGCATACAATTACAGATGATACGGTAAGGTTCATCGCCCAGTGGGAGGGCTTCAAGCGTCATGCCTACTATGACGCTACCGGGCACGTGTGGACCATTGGGTACGGCCATACATGGGGAGTGAACAAAGACATGGTTTGCACCAAGGTCAAAGCCTTGGAATGGCTAAAGGCCGACGCAAACAGAGTGGCGAAATACATTAACTCGCTGGATATGAACATCAACAAAGCGCAGTTTGGCGCGCTTGTAAGCTTTGGGTTTAATGTAGGCACCGGGAACTTGAAAAAGTCGACACTGCTGAAATATGCCATTCATACGGCACCGGTGTGCAATGTGATGGCTGAGTTCTACAAGTGGGTACGCTCCGGCGGCAAGGTGCTTCCGGGTCTCGTGTTAAGGCGTGAGGGTGAAGCGATGTTGTATGGCGAGGGCCAGTATGCGACGAAGAAAGAGGCCGAGGCACATGTCGTCAAACGAAAAGGCAAGGACTGGCGGAAGGCGCTGGGCTGCTAATTTCTTTTTGGTAAGGAATCATAGACAAAAAATAAGTGATGGCAGGGATGACGATGTTTATCAGCTTTATGCTGGATGGAGACAATCACAAAACTGGGGTATGGTTGCTGGCCGTAGCGATCATGGCGATATTGGTCGTTATTGCGTCGCTGATAGACCTCTCATGGGGAATACGCGCGAGCAAGAAAATCGGACAATTCAAGACAACGAGCTTCGGGTTGAGAAAGACGGTGAGCAAGGACAAGGTCTATCTGACACTTTACTTCTTCGCCGTGATGATCGACGCATGTCTGAGCTTTTTTGTACCATTCCCTCTTGCCAGCATCCTGATGTGTGCCGGGGAAATCATCATTGAGGGTGTGTCGGTGTATGAGAAGATGCAGCAGTTAAAGAGCCTCTCCGTGGACCCGTTAGTGGTGGCAAAGGCGATAGCAAACACCTATGGCGTACAGGATGCGGAGAAGATTCGCAGAATCATAGAGACGGTCTCGGAAGAGATGAAGAAGGAAAGGCAGGGGTAGTAGAGGCCGCTGTACAGCAGCGGCGTACAGAACGGAACGGACGAAAGACGGACGGAAGGGTCGAAAAGCGTCCAGAGCAGGAAATGAACATTGTAAAAAGAGAAAAAAATGGAAAATAATGATTTGAGATATACTGTTAGAGATTTATTTGTGATTTTTTTTCTTTTGTCAATCGCATGTCTGATGATCGGGTGCGCCTCGTCGAGGAAGGTAACGAGCAGCGAGACGAGGGACAGCGTGGTGTATGTCTACAAAACGCACTACCTGGATAGCCTGCGGGTAAAGGACAGTACGGTTTTCGTTTATGAGACCATTCAACGTGACAGTGTGGTGTTGAAGGTAGACAAAGCGACGGGCGAGGTGATTTCGAAGGACACGTGGCACTGGAAGGATAGCGATAAAAAGAGAGATCATGTAGAAGGCTATAGCTCCTATGTACAGAAAAGCGATTCTGAGGCGTTGAAAAGCAAAGAGAGTATAGTTGTAAGCAAGTCGGAAAAGAACGCGAATATACGCACGGAGACGCATTATACGCGGGCATTTGTGGTGGGTGTTGGTGTTGGGGCGGTATTGTCGTTGTTGTTCAGATATAGGAAAAAGCTTGTTTGCTTGTTTGCAAAGATGTGTTAGTTAGTTTCAGTACTTGTTTATAGTTTTAAGATTATTTCATGAGTTAGTTATTGGTTTTTAGATTTTGTTTTTACGATTAAAAGATGGCCTTGGTGAAGGCAGATGGCGGCATTCGTGCGGGAAGCATGGGTGCCGCCTTCCGTTTATGGGGTCGCCGCACAGCGGCGGCGCACGGAACGGAGGGGACGGATGCAGGCGCAGCCATGAAGGGCAGCGCACGGACCGGGACACGCCGTTTTTTTCTTGGATGGGATAGACTTTATAGATTTCTAATTCTATTAACCTGGGTTCGGGATAAGCGACAGTCGTTTTTCTTGCTATGCCAGATTTTCGATTGGTGCATCTTTAGCTCATGGGTAGTTAAAACAAAACAAGGGCACGACGGCCTCTCGGCCACCGTGCCCTCTCCCTCAGTGATCACAGTTTCAAGCGTCCTCCACTGAGGTTGATTTTAGGCATCTTGAGTTTTATCGGGTTCTGTGGGTTTGTGCGCTTGGCTGGCTTGGAACTCTCGCAGGACGACGTCACGCTGCTCCATGTGCCAGGTCTTCAACTCGCGGAGCTTGCGCTCTATCTCGGCACGATGGTCGCGGAGGTCGTGCAGTTCTTCGTAGAGGTGATTGATGGCCTGTCGTGTCGCCCGGAGCTTGATGTCGTTATTGGTGAGTTCTTTTCTCAATGGTTCGGCCTGTGCGCAGTATGCGCGGAAAAGCTGGTTTTGCTTCAATTCTAATTCGATTTGTGTCATTGTTGTTGTATGTTTTGAGTTTCAATTACATAAAGGTTCGATTAATACCCTGTTGAGCCATAGCCATCTGTGCCACGGTCGGACGGCGAGAGCTGCGCGCTCTCAACGGGCATATTAGGCTCGGTAGCACTGCTCTCGACCAATTTGAACGCCACGTTTTTTTTGTCTTGGCGACGCGTGCCCTGGCATTTTATGCGGTAGCAGCAATCCATGCGGTAGTCGTAGTCCAGCTTGGCGAAGAAGCAATCATCGCAGCCGCCCTCGGAGACCTGCAAGGTGATGCGCGTGCCTAACTGTATGTCGTCGGATATTTCCATTTAGTTAATGTTTTTGTGGGTCGATTATTTCGCTTCCTCGTAGGAGACGATACGGGAATAGGAGCTGTGGATGTTGTATGCCTCGTAGACGCTATCCATGTGGATGCGGAGACGGTCGTAACGCCACTCGGCCGTGGTGAGCTTGGCTTTCATGGAAGCGTAGTTCACGCTGTTTGTCGCAAGGAGCAACCCCGCGAACACGAGCAGCGTCACCATCGGCTTCTTCCTGATAACCTCAGAAAGCCATAGGAACGCGAACCTCGCACTGTTGACCACGAGCAGCACAACTACCCAGAGCAAACGAGATATGCCGAGGACTGTGCCTTTGAATGCCTTCCTTGCGAAGGCAAAGATGTCACGGTATGTGTTATAAAATATTTTCATAATCAGATTTATTTGTTATAATAACAATCAGTCACTAAATTTTTCACGCATACCCATCAACCAGTTACGTACGCGCTCGTAGTGGTAGCTCCGGCAGCGATACCGCTTGCCGTGGTAACTGATTTCCGCCACCCATCTGTACTGGAGACTCCTGACAAGCCCAGCGCCCTTGCGCAAGGCGCAGCCGCCGACTCCGCCATATCTTCTCCGTCCCTTGTTGTGACATTCTTTGTAAATAGTTCCTTTTCTTTCCATGATCCTTGCGTTATTTCAGTCCGATATATTCTTTCATCCGGTTCTCTGCTGATTTGCAGTCTTGCTCGATTGTCTCTCCGAGACCTTCCGCCCATTTGAGCACGTCACGGTTGTAGTCGAGAGCCTTGGCTGCCGCGTCGTTCGAGACCTCCGGCGACGTCACCCTGTTGGCCAGTGCCTGGATTGCCGCACGCGAGTTCTTGTCCTCATACAGGCCCTGCACCTCCTGGGTATCGACGCTCATGGCCATGATCTTGAATTTCTCCATGATTCTGCCGAGTTTTCCGTCCGCAAACTCCTTTCGTATGTCCACTCCGAACTGATCCTGCGCAATTCTGATGTACCAATCGAAGAAGTGGCATGCGAAGACGAGGACGTTGTAGGCGGTAAGGATGTATGAGGCCAGTTCTACGTCGCGCGTGTATTTCTGCTTGAGAAGAAAGTTGCTGATCGACATTCGGATGATGAACGTGTCGTGCGCCCACGCGTCCTGCATGGAGTCGAGGTAGTCGGTCATGAACTGTGTCCTGTCTATATTGAGGCTGTCGTTCAGTTTCAGCGCGAGCATAAGGTTTCTGTTGTACTTGTTGTCCATCCGCTCGCATTCCTCACAGGCCGCCCGTATGCCCCGCTTCCTCCATTTCGGAGAGTTTTTGATGTACTCAATGGCATCGTGCATGGTCATCAGCGCGCAGTCGTTTACCGGGGCGACGATCGTGTACCATTTGGCACACGCCTCGCCGTGGTTCCGGTAGTCTTTCGACATCTGCTTCAGCGCAGCCATTCGTATTCCGTTGGCCGTGGCATGGGCCATATTGCAATACAGGCTTAAATTTGCGTTATTTTTGTTTGGACGATAAATCATATAACTTTGGTATTTTAATTGAAATTAGGGGCACTTCTGTAAGCGTAGAGGGGTTTATTTTGTATTGGTAGCATCTCCGTCATTCTTCCGTCGCCTGCTTGCACGCTTTTTCTTTTTTCCCAGTATCTTCTTCTCACGTCCCCACTCGCTTCCGTATCGCTTGATGCACGCCTCGCGTTTAGCCTCGACGGATCTGTAGAGAAACCTACCGACGTTTAGGGCTCCATACTGGTCGCAGAGTTCCGTCACCCATGCGGCATTGAGGTAGTAGTCGTGTGCGAGCTCATTTCCGTTCCTGTCATCGGTGAAGAAAATTTGTATTGCCTTAGGAAGTCTTTTCATGTTATCTGTTTTTCAATGAATGGAATAATCTATCACGAGTCCCGGATGCGCGGCATAACAGCGCTTGCCGGTGGCGGCTCTCATCTCGCGGACAAACTTCCGGTCGTCGGCATTGCCGTCCGAGATGTGGATGAGCAGGATCTCCCGGGTGCTTGTGAGGTCAACCCGTCTGGCAACCTTGAGCGTGTTGGTCAGGCTCATGTGCGAATGCTTGATACGGTTCTTCACAAAGTCGGGGATGTGCTTCGAGCGGTTGATGATGGCGTTGTCGTAGTTGCACTCCATCATCCAGTGAGACACATCCGGGAAGTCGTATGGAACGTACCTCAGTCCGTCGTCCGTCATGACTTCCCGCGTGAAGCTCTCGCAGTCCGTGAAGAAACATATCCGGCCGCAATCTGTGTGCGTGATGAGGAATCCGACCGTAGGGCACTTGGTGCCATCTGTGTTGTAGTGGTTCAGCGGATAAGGAAGCACCGAGAATCCTCCGACCTTGAAGCCGTGTCCCGGGTGCATTTCCTTCACCGAGTATATCCCATTCAGATGGCAGCTGTCGATGGTGTCTTTCAGCGCGAAGGTCAGGAAGCCTGCCTCTGCGTACTGCCAGGCGAACTTCGCGTGGTCATCGTGCCTGTGCGAGACGACAAGCGCCTTGATCTTGTCCGTGTTCCACCCGAGTGCTGCCTTCACCGTCTTGTCGAAGGGAAGCCCCGCCTCAATGACAAGGGCCTCCTCATCGTTCTGCAAGAGGTAACAGTTGCCGGATGAACCGGAGCCTATTACAGTAAGCGTCATCATCAGATCGGGCATTCGCGTTTGTGTTCGGCCTGCGGCTTCGTCTCGTTAATCTCAGGATAGTTCGGTTCGGCCTCCCGCACTTCCTCATAGCTCGCTGACTCCTCGAAGGTGTCGTGATGCTCTATCGTCTTAGGATGCGGCTGGCTCTTGCTTTCTATTTCCTGCTGCTGTGGCTGCATGGGGACAAAGCCAAGGTCCTCCTCGTTGTCCTCGTCCCGGTCAGAGGAAGATTCAAGCGCCACCTTGCAGGCCCTGGCTATGACTGTCTTTTTGCACATCTGGTCGGTGAAATTCTTGTGCGCGCCTGTCTGACGGTCTTTGTCTCCGAAGCCGCCCTGGTTCCATGCCTTCTGGATCATGTCCATGGTCATCACCTCGAGGTGCGTGCTGCCGTCCTTGTTGACGACCACGGCATAGGCACCGACGATGGGCTTGCCCATGGTTTGGAAAGTTGGCTTGTGGGAGACGAGTTGCAGAAGGCCTTTCTTGTCCACGGTGTAGACGAACTCCTCGCCCTCACGGACGACATTGGCGTTGACCTCGGCAATCTCCGTGTCTCGCTTTGACCGCATGAGCTTGCCCGTATACTTCTCCATGAAGGTGAGCTGGTTGCCGTAAGGAATGAAGTAGCAGTGCTTCATTGGATGTTCTCCGCGGATCACCATCTCAAGGAGCACATTGGCGATGCTCGCTTTCGTACAAGTGTCAATGGCCTTGTTGTGATTGCGGTCCTCGATGTTTTGCAGATAAAGCCATGCGCTCTTCAAGGCGTTGCCGGCATGATAGCCTTTTGGCAGTACGAGTGCCCCGGCCTGCTCCATCTCGCTTACCCGGTCCAGCACTTGTGTTGATACGTCTTCCTGCTTCTTCTTCAATGCGGTTGCATTCTGCGATGCCGGCTGTGTTGCCACCGCATGCTCACTGTTCGTTGCTGATTGATTTTGTACCATAAAATTTTGTTTTGATTATGACTTGGTTGAATTATTATATCCCTTCCACGATTCTCAGCTCCCGGTCCGTCGATACGTACAGAAGAATCATCTGGCACCCTATGTCGTCCGGGAACCTGTTCACGCTCTCGCAGTTGTCTATGACCACCGGCGCGCTCACGCCCGTGTGCCGCTGCATTGCCCTCACGCATTCGAGTCCTGCCAATATCTTCTCGGAGTTCGAGAGGTCGGCATACGGCACGCCGTGCATGGTGAGCTGGCAGGTGGGGCGCGTGTTGCCATTGATGAGCGTCTCGAACATCTTGAACCGGATTGTAGGGAACAGCTCATTGACGCGATACTCAAGGTCTGCAATGACAAGGTGCTCGAATATCTCCGCGCTGCTGTCTTCCTGCTCGTAGCTGGTCAGCTGTTGGTTGAGTGAGTGCTGCGTCTCTTCCAATTCAGCAATGCGAGCCTCGCGGTCTTTCAGCTCTTTCTCGTCATTGAGATGCCTCAAGAGCTCATCGCGCGTCTTCATCAGCTCCTGCTTCCTGGCGATGATGGACTGTGAGCTGTCTGAGGCAGCGGGCATATTATCGAGCTCTTCTTGCAGATTCGTCAGCTTACCGCTCCACTTCAAGTACTCGGCATCGTCCTTGTAGCTTTTCTTCTCGACCACCACGCTCTTGGCTCCATTCAGTTGTTCCCGCGTCTTGGCTGCCTGCGCCTGCATCTCGTCAATGGCACGCCGGGAGTTCTCGAGCCTCGCTGACAGCCGTTCCTGGTCATCCTTGATCTGCTTGGCCTCCTCGTCGAGCTTGTCTTGCTTGGCTGCCTTAGAGAGGTTGAAGTTCTTCTCGAGTTCTTCCCGCTTGTGTTCGAGCATGTCATCAGGAAGAATCTGGCCGCAAGTGGGGCACCTGCTGTCATCGTCACCCATAACGAACTGCATATCTTCCACCTCCTGCCATCGCTTGCGGAAGTCGTCCTTGCGAAGCGCAATGTCGTCAAGCGAAGACTGGTATCTCTTGGCTGCGTTCCGTTCCTCGCCAAGGCGGAAGTTGATGTCGTCGAGCGTGGCTTGCAGCGTTCTGACCTCCTTGCCGTGCTCGGTCTTTGCGTCACGGTTGGCAGTGTTGTAACGGATCTCTATCTTGGTCATCTCCGTCCGGCACTCGTTAATCTCCTTGCGCTTGGCTGCCCGCTTGTCGTAGTCCGCATTGATGACGGCAGTAGCGTCGGCCAGCTGCCTGTCGCAATCGCCAATGCTCTTGTTGACATTATCCAGTTGCCTGCGTATGGCGTCGAAGTCAGCACCGCCCTTCTTGATTTTGTTCACGATGTCTGCGTTCTCACTGATGCGAGGAGGAATGCCTTGCAGTTCCTTCTTCACTCCCTTCATGCTGTAGGCGAGGTGCTCACGGTATCGCTCTATCGCGGCCTCATCGTCTCCGTTGATCTTGCTGAGCATGGACTTGAAGCCGTCGTTCGCCGCTGCGATGTCTGCCAGGCTTTTCATCCCTACCATCTTCACGAGCAACGTGCGCTGGCTGTCTGCCTTGAGCCTGGGAAAGTATTCGGGTGAGGTGATGGCTTTGAACAAGCTCTCCTTGCAGATGCCGTCGACGTATGCCTGATAGTCCTTGGCTGTCATCTTCTCCCCGTTGACGAAGCAGTCAACGGTATGTCCAGTGAGTACCTCTTGGATGTCTCCGCGTTGCTTGCTCCAAATCTCTTTCCGTATCTTCATCAGGGATATTTCCGTTCGGGTCTCAGCGAAGACTCTCATCACGAGCTCGACGCTGTTGTCAAGGTGATGGATGATGTCGTTGTTCTCATCCTTCGGGTCGATGCCGAATGACGTGAGTCCCTGGCTGTTCTTGCCGAAGAGCACCCAATTGATTGCGTCTGCCGTAGTAGTCTTGCCGGTATGGTTCGCGCCCATGATACACGTAACGTCGTGCAGGAAGTTGACCGCAAGACTGGTGACTCCCTTGAAGTTCTTGATGATTAGTTTCTCAAATCTTATCTCCATTGCTTTGATTATATTTTAGTTTTCAATTGCTTTTCTTGTCCACAGCCGGGGGTATGTTTTTTTAGAGGGCACCCGGCGCTATACCTCACCCGCAGACCTTTTTTCACGCGCGGCAAATTTTTCGAGGGCTTGGGGGATGGCGGTATTCGGACGGCAACAAAAAAACGAGGTGTCGGGAAAATCCGTTAGAAAGCCTCATTTTCCTGCTTCTCAAACTCCTTGTAGAGCCTGGCAATGTCGTCTTTCGTTATCAATCCGCTTCGGTACATACCGCTACTCTCGCAAAAGGCATTGATGCCGTTTTCCCCTCCACCGAGCTTGTCAACTTGCCCGTGGACGTATTCGCGGAGCGCCCGGATGCCCGTGTTGCCGGAATAGACCTGCTGCTCTTTCCTGCTCTCAGGCTCCCAGCCTCTTTTGGTCGCCGCCCATGGCTCGAACTTCTCCTTGTAGCCCTTGATGATGTCGTTGTAGTCGAAGGTCGACCAGGTAGTGCGAAAGTCTATCCCGAAGTTGGCGAAGAACACCATCATGTCGTAAAGGGTGCAGGTGCGCCCGAACTTTGCCACGAACCGCCCGGCTGTCATTGCGACCATCTGCTCATCTGGCTGGTACCTGGAGCCGCTCATGCCGTAATCGGTGCGGATATGCTGCCTTATCAGCAGTTCCCCGAGATCAGGGTTCCCGTATGCGTTCGTAAGCTCCCCAATCCGTATACACGGCTTGCTGAGGTAGCGTTCCTGTATCGTGTCGTCCATGAAGCTCTTGCAGTTGGCTGGCCCGAACGCCCGAATCACGCTGTCGGCAGTTGGATAATGCTGCTTAAAACTCGTGATCACTTCCATACGTTGTCGGCTCCTCGTCGGGGTCGAGCCCCGCTGCGATCCGGTCCCGTCTGTTGGCCTCTCTGATTGCCCTGTCCTTTGGGCTGAGGTTGTCTCCATGCTCTTGGCCAGAGCCTGGCTTGCTGTTTCCATATCCTTTGCCCTTGTTCTTGTCCTCGTTCTTCCCGTTTATCTCGATATGCCGTCGTGTCCAGTCGTAGAAGTGACGCTTGTAGTCGTCCATGGATGTGTGCTTCTTGCTCTTCGCCGTGCATTCACGGTCAAAGGAAGCCAGGAGGCCCCAGTACTTGTCCGGTGTAATGCCGTACTCGTCACGCATCACGTTCATCATCTCTACCGACCCTTTCAACGCTTCATAAAATCTTTTTTCTGAGTTCCTCTCGCGCGCGGGAGGAGGGGGAGGAGGTATTCTTGTATTCTTATATTCTTTTATTCTTATGTTGTGGGTCATAGGTTGGGTCATAGGTTGGGTCATAGGTTGGGTCATAGGTTGGGTCAAATATTCAATGTCTTGGTATTGTTCGTATCTGAATATTGTTATAAGTGAGCCATTCATCAGATGCTCTTTCTTGATTTCGCCTGTCTCTTCGAGCTTCTTTAACGCCCTCTTAACTGTGGCCGTAGATAATCCGTTTTCCCTTGCTAATATGTTTACGCTTGTCAGTACCTGCCCCCGCTTGATTACATACCCTTTGTAGCGCTTGTCCTTGGTGTTTGCCGTGAGGAGCAGGTGTATGAAGATGCAGCGCACGGAAGGTGACTTGTACCACTCCCATTCGGTGATCTTCCGATGCAGTTTTATCCATCCTTCCGCCATAGTCATTGCATGTATTCATAGAGCGCATCTTCGAGGAAGAGCAGCTGTCCTTGTTTGGCACCCTTGCCGAATTTCTTGTATGGGAACTCGTCCTTGTGTCTGTACATCCACGTCACCGACCTCCTGAGGATGGCAGCAGCCTCTTTCAGCGTCACATACTTCGGGCGGTCGTCGCTCAGCTCATGGAGCTTGGCAAGCTTGGCCACGACAGCGTTGGCGACGTCGTTGACCAGCTTCTTGTATTCATACCTTGAAAGCTCTGCCATAGTCGTTGCTTTAGATTGTTAACCGAGTACTCTTCCCGCGACCACTGCGACGGCGAGCATGACCAGCGCCACAATGTGCGTCATGATGACCTCTGCGTGCGTGAACCGCTCCCCGCAGATGATTGAGAATATTTTCGACTCCTTGTTGAGCCATGTGTTGAGAGAAGAAGCTGTCTTTTTCATGTCTGTAATTTTTCAGTTGATTGTTGTTGACTTTGATGATTTTGTTGGCACGGTGCCCGTACTTCGTAGTCCACGTACCTGGCTAACTTCGTGCAGTACCTGCCATTGATAGAATTTATTGCGAGCACGCAGGCCCGGCATTGCTCGGAAGGTAGATGACGGCTCATTTCGTTTGGATCACGCCAAGTTTCACAAGCCGCTTCCGCACTCCTTCTTGCGTCGAAATTTCCGTGAAGCCTCTTCGGAACAGATATTCCACCGCGAGCTGGCAGACTTTCGTCTGCGAGTAGGCCATGTTTTTCTGTCCCATCATGCTCTTATAGTAGCTCACGAGCACCCTGTCTCTCTCTGCCACGTTCCGCTTGATCTTCTCCAGCACGCTTTCCACGAGGCCGACGGAGCTGCTCTCTGTTTTTTCGTTCTTACTGTTTGTCATTTCCTTTATTTTTACTGTTTATTATTTCCTTTATTTCACTGTTTGCCACCTACGCCCGTGGCAGGGCGACGCG